GGTCATCCAGCAGGATCACGCTGGCCCCTGCCGGATGGCCCAAGGCTGCCGCAGGTTCGGTCCCGCCCCGCCCGCGCAGCAGCTGCGACAATCGCCAGCGACAGGGAGCAATCGGCTCGGCGTGAGCGAATTGCAGCACTTCGCCGCCCACCATCAGGCGATTCGCACCGCTTGCCAGCCCGGCAATATCAGTTTCGCTGAAAGCCAGATCGCCGGCAGCCAGATCGACCACGAGGCTGGCAGCAGGCTCCAGCAACAAGGCCGCTGACGGACCGAGCGGCTGGGTTAGCACGCCCATCACCGCACGCGCCGCACCAGCATTGCCAAGCGGTTCAAGCGCCCCGCCACTGTGCACAGCAAATAGCGCGGCGCCCCGCCATCCGGCGCTGGCAGATGAGGTGGCGGCATAAAGCAGCGGCGCAGCCGGATCGCCTACGCCATCAGGTGCCGTCTCAAAAAAGGCCAGCACAGTTGGCGTTACCGCAAGATCAGGCGCCGTGTTGGCAGCGCCGGGATCGCTCGCAATCGCAGCCCCAAGCGCGGGAGGCATGCGCTCAAGACTGAGTTCAACCCCGCGATCATGCCATTCCCATTCGCGAACCAGCCATTGACCGGGCTGATTCGGCAAGCGCACCACCCGGCCCGGCTCAATCGCAGGATCAAGTTCGCCGATCCGCCAGGTAATCCGCTCATGCTGCCAGCGCGCGCGGTGAGCATTGGCGTTGGCGAGTTGACGGGCCCCGGCGGCGTTCATGGTGGCGGGCAGGTCAAGCATCGCCTCGCGCCCTGCCGCCCGCGCACCGATGGCCCGCTGCACACCCGGCTGATAATCGCGGTCCTCATCGTAATAACGCAGCGCAACCGGCTCACGCGCGGGCAAATCGGCGCGCTGGCGGTGCCGGGTATCGGCATCCTGCTCGGACCGGCTCGACAATTGTTCCGGGAGGACCAGCGGCGCGCCGACGGGCGCTTGCGCCGCTGCCAGCATCAACCCGCCACTGCCGCTGGTGCAGATCAGCGGAAACACCTGATCGATCGCCGCCAACGAGCCAATCACCGGCCCGCCCTCATCGGCAAAGCCGCGCGCTTCGCCCAATTCGAGGCCGGGCTCAACCGTTCCTTGTGGCACCAACTGGCCGAGCGCGACCGAATCAGCCGTGCCATCGGCCATGATCTCGAAAGTCAGCGCCGGGATGCGGTTGCCGAATTCGGCGAGCTGCAAATCCTCGAACACCACATAGGCGCAGTCGCGGAAGGCCGGGGCATCGGTGCCCTTGCCGGACGCATCGGCGGCGATCAGCGGATCGACCGGATCATCGCCATGCCCGCAATACAGCCGCATCTGCCCGCCGACTTTCAGATCGCCCTCAGCCCCGCGCAACAGATTGCCATCGGCCCAGATGCGGCCAATCTGGCACAGCGGCGTGCTTGACAGGGCAACCGCGAACGAGGCGCTATAGGTATAGCTGACGATGGAGGGCTGCCCCTTGCCGGTGCTGGTCTTGGTCTTGCTTTCGACCAGATCGGTCGCCCAGATGACCGTGCCCGGCACGCGCATCCGCCCGAACTGGCGCGGGATTGCCTGACCATAGCTGGAGGTCGTGACCGACAATTCCTTGAGACGCGGGCCTTCGCGCTTGCCGGTGCCGAAAATCCGCCGGTCAGCCTGCTGGCCGAGAAACGCGCCAATCGCGCCGCCAAGCGGCCCGCCAATCGCAGTGCCGAGCGCGGTGAGCAGCAAAGTTGCCATGATCTGTCCTCAGGATTGGGGGATAAGACGCCAGTGGAGCGCGACACGGGCATCAGGCGTGAGCGGCTGGCGCACCACGTGGCGCAGCCCGGCATGCGCGTGGACGACCTCGCCCGGATGGCTGACAATCAGCAGATGGTGTTGCACCGGGGAGGGCTGCACCAACAGCACATCGCCGCGCAGCACCGCTCCATCGGTCAGTGCCAGCCCGCTCCATCCGGCATGGCGAAGCCAATGCGCGATTGTACAATTGCGCAAGCCATAGCCGCGCGGTGCGACCGGATCGCGGCCAATCGCGGTAAGGCTGGCATACACCAGCCCGATGCAATCGAGGCCGCTGGCCGGATCGCGGCCATGGATGCGAAAGGGCGTACCGATGAAGCCTTCTGCCGCGCGGGCGAAGGCGTCGGCGTCAGCTGCGGCCATAGCGCGTCAACAGATCATTGCCGGGCAGGAACGGCTCGCCGCGGAAATTGCGGGCATTGCCGAACCGGCCCGAACAGGCCGCAAGGGTATGGTCACAGCCCTCGCGCACTTCCGCAAGCGTGCCCGGCACAGTGCCGCTTACCAGCGGGCGATCCAGCATCAGCCAGTCGTCTTGGGCGCCGACGACCCCGAAGCTGATCCCGGTTTGCGGGCCATCGCGAAACCGCACCAGCCCGTCGATATGATCGTCCGCGGCAATCCCGGCAAAACGCACCCCACCCAGATCGGGATCAATCGCCGCCAACGGCAGCACGCGGGTGAAGCGGGTCGCAGGAAGCCCGCAACCCGGCCCGCAGAACACCGCGCGGCACGTCGGGCTGGTGCGCGGCACAAGATCACGTTCGAGGACATGCTTGGCCGAGCGCAGGACCGCGGCAAAGCCGCGCCGGTCATCCTCGATCATGCCCAGCGCGCCGGTGTAAAGCGTGTGGTGCTCCAGGCTCTGCCAATCAACCGCACCAATGGCGATGGCCGCTTCGTCGAACAGCCCGGCGGCCAGATCGACCTCACGGATGGCATCATGGCTGAGCGCGCCTTCGACTTCGGCGCTGTCATTGGCGAGGTCCGCCGTCAGCCGGATCGCGGCGGGCACCATGCCAGGAGCCGCGCGGTGGCGGATGCCGCCAAAGACAAGGTCGCGGTCATGGCTGGTAAACCCCAGCGTGACCCCGTCGCGGCGATAGACCCGCCAGAAGGTTGCGACATTATCAAGCTCGCGGTCGAAGAACACCCGCATCAGCCGATCTCGCGCAGTTCGATCAGCGGGATGCTCGGCGCCTCGCCCGCGGCGAAATTGACACCGGAGATATCGATGCGGTCCTCGGCAAAGCGCACCGGGACATCGAACAAGAACCCGGCCCGCACCGCAGCCCCGGCGCTCGGCGCGCTGGCAAAGCGCACGACGCCTTGCGGCAGCAGGATCCAGTCCGACACCGCAACCCCGCCGGCGCTCACCACCACACTGTCGCCGCGCGGGCGGGTGATCGGGCGCACTTGCGGATCATCGCCCTCGCCGTAGCGTTTGATCAGCTGGAAATCGGCACGCGCGCCATCGCCAACGCCGAGCAGCTGATCCAGCATCGTTGGTGTCCCGGTCATGCCGTTGGAGGAATGATCGAACGGGTCCATGATACGAAACCCCCGCGCCGCGCCGCGGCGGGCGCGAAAAAACGCGAGCAACGCCGACAATTCGCCGTCCGAGCGGATGCCGGGGCCAACATCGAAATGCACCCGCGCATCGGCCCACAGCGAATTGCGCCGTTCATGGCCTGACGCCGTAACCGCAATCGAGGTCGAGAATTCCGGGCCCACAGCCGTCCCGCGCCCAAGCGCAAAGGGATAGAGGACATCATCGAAAGGGGTCACATTATCCTCCTCAAGCTGCGGGAGCCGGGTGTAGCCGTCGCGGTTGATCTGCGGCTGCGCCCAGACATAGCGGCGGGTGACCGCGCGGCTGGCGGCTTCGTCCAGTCCGGCATCGATCAGCGGCCACAAGGCCTCGGCATCGCTCGCCACCAGCACGAAACCCGACAGGTAATCCTGTTCCGCCGCCGGATAGCCCAGCCGCGCATCGACAAACCCATAAGCCGCCCGCCGCAGCGCATCCTTGCCAGCGGTCAGCCAGTCGTAATCTTCCACTTGCAGCCGGTCGAACGTAGGCCGCGCCCACCCGGTTGGCAGATTGGCGCGGTACAGCTCAGGCATCGCAGGATCGAGGATCGTCGGGGTGAAGGCGAGCAGCAGCACTTCGGCTGGCCCGGCGGCTGCCTGCCGCACCGCGG